CCACGCGACGGGCGGCGCTATTCGTATGGGTGCCACTCAGGGAGCGTCAATTCGCAACTGCAAGATCACGGCAAACAAAGGCATCAATACTGTCAACATCGACAACATCATTGGCGGTTCATGGTGGGGTTCGTTTGAGTTAGAGATCTCATGCTGCATCCTCAGTCCCGGTTCGAATGTGTCCGGTTCTGAGGGTCTGATCATTGCCTCCGATGGGCCGATCTTCAACAACCGCATTGTCGGCTTCGAAACCGGCGTGGAATTGTTTGGCGGTGAAGGCGGCATGACCATCTTTGGCAACACCATTGCCAATTGCGGGATTGGAATTGCGGTCGGCGTCGGTCCCGGCGGCACCGTGCTCAATACAGCAACTTCCGCCGCCGTGCTCGGTAACTGGTTTAAGGATAACAGCACGGCCATTACCGGCATGACCGTTTTATTGTACGGCAACCGAATTCAAGGAACTGACGGCCAGGCGCCCAGCGGAGCCAATGCTCAGTATGGCCTGCACGGCATTGGCTCGGGTTCGTTTGCGGGAAACATCATAACCGGGAACTACGACATCGCCGGCATAAGCATCACCGGTGCCAACACAAACTCTCAAAACACCATATTCGACGGGATGCAGGCGACCAACGGCTCCGCGACCAGTGGTGCAGTGAATTGGAAATTTTCGTTTACCGCCGCCCAGCAGTCCCCGCAATTTGCCGCCTGTAACACCAGGACCGTCTTCACGGTCGCCGAGTTGCCGGTCTGGGCTTCGCCGCTAACAGCCGCAACATGGGCGAGCGGCACGGCAACAATTTCGCTTTCTAATCTTGGGCCATCCGGCGGCCTAGCCGACTATAATGGCGGGTTCATCATCGCCGTCTCCGGGGTAACGCCGTCCGGCTACAACGGGAACTATACCGCCACGGTCGCCAGTTTTTTCCAGCTCTCTTATCCGATCTCCAATCCCGGCGGCAGCGGTACCGGCGGAACGGCGATCGTGTATGGCATCGTCAACGGTGCCCCGACCGCCATCGAAGGCGACAGCTACAACGTCAGCGACGGCACCAACAGTTTGAGTTGGGGCGCCCTGGTAACCGACTCGGGCACCCATACGACGCACTACAAAGTCCGCTTCAATGGCACGCAATTCTCGGTGGTTGGCCAATAATGCGCCGTCGCTGCCAGACCGCCAGCAGACAGCCCAAAGCCAACACCAAGCCGGGCAGGCCGGCGCCTGCGACTGGACCGGGCACGGCAGTAACGGTGATGGTAGTGGAGTCGGTATATTTGATATCCAAACCTAGAACGCAATACGCGAGTCCATCCGAGATGCAGCCCGGTTGGATGGGTGCAACGAAGCGAACGAAGAAATCCGCTTCATAGTGCGGAAAGAAAGTTCCGGGGTCCGCATAAACAATCGGTACCCAACCAATGAATATTGTTGGGGGTGGAGTACTCTCACAAAAAGGAAAAGAGCACCCGAAGCTTGTCGAGCGGCTATTCCCTTGGCCATCATACAAAATGATACTGGCGTTAGTTAAGGACCAATCACCGCCCCAAGAAATACCATTGTAAGAGAATGACACGCCCCACGGCAGGGTCAGGGTTGCGCGGGCGTCGATGAAAGCCTGGTCGCCTGCGGAAATGGTCGCGGTCAGGGCTACGCGCGATCCGTTGATGGCCGATCCGGTCATGATGTCGGCCCGCGCGCTTGTACCGCCCAGCGCCAGCGCGCAAGCGGCCACAGCCGCCATCCTGATGTTCATGGTGATCTCCCTACCAGTCTTGCCAGCCGGCATCTAAGCGGCATCCCCACCCAGCCGTCAACCGCCAAAAATTAGACCCCCGTCGCAGGGTGCGTTGTCCTCGAGCCCCCCCTCCCAGAACCTCCCGCCCACGTCCCGCCGCACGAAACGCGGCGCGGCACGCCCGCCGTCAAGGGGTGAATTGCGCCGTCGCTGGGCGAAACCGCGATTTGGACGAGGAATTGGATGGCAGACGAACCCACCGTCGTGGATGTCGATATTTCGGACGAGGACTTGTTCAACGAGGCGCTGGCGGGCGACCCGGCCAAAGAGCCGACCGAAACCCCCGCAGAGGCCTCCGCGAGCGAGACCCCGGTAGCCGAAGCCGACAGCCAACCGCGCGACGAGCATGGACGGTTTGCGCCCAAGGCCGGGGATGCCCCCGCGCCAACGGCAGAACCGGCCCCAGCGACGGCACCACCTCCCGAGACCCAGAACAGCCAGGATAACGGGAATATCCCCGCTTGGCGGCTGCGCGAGGAAGCCGAAAACCGTCGTGCGGCCGAGGCCAAGCTGCAGCAATACGAGCGTGAGCTCGAACAGCTGCGGCGCAACCAACCCAAGCCGGAACCGCCAAAACCGCCTGAACTGCCCGACCCGCTGCTCGATCCGACTGGATTTTATCAACATCTCCAGAACGATCAGGCCCAGCGGGAAAAGAACCTGCGCGGCGAACTCAGCTTTGAGTTTGCCAGGGACCGCGACCCGGCCCGGTTCGATCAGGCGCTGGCGGCCATACAGCGAGCATCCCCCGCCGAAATTCTGCGGGTCAAGGATGCTTTCAGTCCCGGCAAGGAGTTGTTGGCCTGGTACGCCCAGCATGAGCGCATCACGACCGTCGGTGACGATCTCGAGGCCTACAACAAGAAGGTGCTCGCGGAGGCTCTGAAAAACCCGGAGCATCTTCGCCAAGCCGCCGAAGCCCTGCGCCTCTCGGTCGTGCCATCGACCAACGGTTCACGCCAGCCTTCCCCCGTCCGCCTGCCCCCATCCCTCAACAGCATGTCGCCCTCCGGCGCCGCCCCAGCGGGTGACGACGACGCCGACCTGTCTGACGAGGCCCTGTTTAGGCACGCGACAACAGGCATGCGGCGCTAGAGCCCCGCTGTCTGTAGGAAAGGACGGCCGCCATGGCCATTTCGACCCCACAGGCTAATAACGTCCTCGTTAAGTTCACCAAGCAGATCAACTTCGAATACGTCCGCCAAAACCTGTTCTCGCCGTACATGGGCGAGGACATGGGCGCGATCATCCGCATCCGTCGCGAGCTTACCGATGCCGGCAACCAGATGAATATTCCGCTGGTCGCCGCGCTTTCCGGCCCCGGCGTCGGTTCCGGCCCGTTGGTCGGCAACGAAGAGAAGATCGACGACTACGGCATGCGGCTGTGGATCGACTACGCCCGCAACGCCGTGGTGTCCAACAAGTCGGCCCGCCGCAAGGATTCGGCCTCCGTGTTCGACGAGGCCCGCTCGCTGCTCGGCGACTGGGGCAAGTCGAAGCAACGCGACGAGATCGTCGATGCGCTCTATGCGCTGCCGTCGGAGTCGGCCCCGATCAACCTCGACAGTAGCGCCGGTCAGCGCGTTAACGGCATCCAGTTCGCTGCTGCTACCGCTGCCCAGCGCAATACCTGGGTGAATGACAACGTCGATCGCGTGTTGTTCGGCCAAGTGATCTCGAACTGGACCTCGACATTCCTCGGCTCCACCAACAACCTCGACACCACCAACGACCGCTGTAACCGCCAGGCCATGCGTCTTCTCAAGCGCATCGCCAAGAATGCGATTCCGAAACTGCGCCCCTACAAGACCGAGGACGGTCGCGAATACTTCGTCGCCTTCCACGGCACGCGTACCTTCCGCGATCTCAAGCAGGATCTCGAAACCATCAACAAGGACGCCCGCCCGCGCGAGGGCAACGGCGTCTCCAAAAACCCGATCTTCCAGGATGGCGACCTCCTGGACGACGGCGTCATCCACCGCGAGGTACCTGAGATCGATACCCGCTGCCCGGCCTTTTACGACACCGCGGGCCTCGGCAACGCTGTTGCGGTGCGGCCGGTCTGGATGTGCGGCCAGGGTGCCTTGGCATTCGGCTGGGGCCAGATGGCGCGTCCCACCCAGCGTGACGAAACCGACTATCAGTTCTTGAAAGGGGTCGGAGTCGAGATGGCCTATGGAGTCGGCAAGATGTTTAAAAAGACGATCGCGGGCGCGCTCAAGGAATGGTCGATCGCCACCGGCTTCTTCGCTGCTGCCCCTGACTCGTGATCCTTAAACATTAGCAAACCCATAGAGAAGGAACTCACATCATGGCAGTAACACAACTCGCACCGGCCCGCTCCACCGGCTATCAGATCGTCACCTACCTGCGGGCTCCTATCGTGTTTGGCGACGGCGTTGCTGGCGTCGTGCAAGTCGGCACCTTGCCGGCCGGCTCTATCGTGCTGCGCACCTACGTCATCATCACGACGGCGTTTAACGGCACCACCAACACGATTTCGATCGGCACTGTCGCATCCAATGCCAGTTACGGCACCGGCATTTCGACGGCAACTGCCGGCGTTATCACCGGCGGCACCGCGTTGGCCACCGCAACCACCGCAACGCCGACGGTTGATACCCCAGTGATCGCCACGCATGCCACGACCGTTGCGGCAACCGCGGGCGCTGGTTTTGTGGTGGTCGAATATCTACCGATGCCGTGAACAAAGAGGGGGCGGGGTGTAGAATAACCCCCCCCCCTTATTCTTCAGGAGAAGAACGAATGGCGAAGATCACCTACATCGGCGAGGATTCTTATCACGAGCGTGAGGATGGCTCCGGCCAAGGCCCGCGCTTTATCACCGCCTATGGCGGCAAGAAGTTTGAGAAGGACAAGCCGGTCACCATTACAGATCGGTCGATCATCAAGCGTGCGATCGGCAATGCTTTCTTTGAGGTCGAACTGACCGAGATCGAGCAGGACGAGATGATGCCGGAGGCCGCCGACGAAACACCGGAGCCTGAGACCCGCCCAGTCCGCCGCCCGCCGGGACGGCCGCCGAAGGTAAAACCCGATGCCATCGACAGCAACGCGGCCTGAACTGATCGACGCGGTTCTCGACGAACTCGGCGTGACCGGCGCCGGGGATGCCAGTTCGGCCGAGGATGTCGCCAAGATCGACGGCATCATCGACAAGGCTCTGGGCGAACTCGAGGCCCAGGAAGTCATCCGGCTCGGTGACAGCGACGAGTTTCCGTATGCCGTCTTCAACCAACTGGTCGTGTTTATCGCCGAGCGTGCCGCTCCCGCTTACGGACGACCGAGCAATTTCCAGGTGATGGAACTGGCCAAGCAGCAGTTGCGGATCGCGGCGCGCGGCGGTCCGACCTACGAGGTCATGCGCTCGGAATACTTCTAATGGTGTCGATACCATTTCCATTGTCGTCGGCCCCCGGCCGTGTGCCGCAGGAAAGCGCCGGCCGCCTGCTCAACTGTTTCGCCGAGCCGTTGGGCAATGGCAGTGTGGTATGGGCGCGCTGTCCCGGCCAGACGCGGTTTGCGACCTCAACCCAAGAGACATTCTGCGGCGGGCTCCTGGTCGCCGGCACGCTCTACACCGCATGGGACGGCAAGGTCGCCACCTTCGACTCCACCGGCACCGAGGCGGTGTTGAGCGGTTCACTTCTGACCACCACCCAGAAAGGCTTCTGGGCGCGCAACAACAACACCACCACCGACATCGTGTTTGTCGATCCCGACAACGGCGCCTACACGGTGACGTCGAGCGCGGTTTCAGCCTTTGCCGATGTCGATGCTGCGGGGGTCAACAGTGTTTGCTTCCAGCACGGTTACTTTTTTTTCACTCGCGGCGACGGCCGCGTCATCAACTCCGACCTCAACGCCATCACCGTCAACGGGCTCGGCTTTACCACGGCGGATGCCAAGCCAGACGGCGCGTTGCGCGCTATTCCCTGGCAAGACCAGCTTTACATCTTTGGCGAAAAGTCGATCCAGATCTATGGCGACACCGCCAATGCGCCGCCGGCGTTCCCGTATTCGCTGGTCGCTACCGTCTCGACCGGGCTCGCCGGCCGCTATGCCATCGCCGGGCACGAAGACGGCTTTGGCGGCAAGGGTCTGATCTGGGTCGCCGACGACAACACCGTGGTGATCCTGAAAGGCTATCAGCCCGACAAGATCTCGCCGCCGCAACTCGATCGCCTGATCGAGGCCGTGTTCGACAAGAACACGTTGGAGGCTTGCGTCTACGTTAGCGGCGGGCATCCCAAATGGGTGTTGTCGTGCGACGCCTGGACTTGGGAGTTCGATCTTAACACCCAGAAGTGGAACGAGCGCGCGTCCTACCTGATTCCACGCTGGCGCGGCACCCAGGCGGTGTTCGCCTTCGACAAGTGGATCATGGGCGACACCATCTCGGGCAACAAGCTCTTGGCCGTCGACAACATGGCGCAGACCGAGGACGGCGACCCGCTGCTCTATCGTTTGGAGTCCGGCCCAGTGGCCAAGTTTCCCAACCGCACCGTGGTGCCGCGCGCCGACTTCAATTTTGCCACCGGCACCGGCATCGCCACCGGAGAAGACCCGATCGCCACTCAGCCGCGGGTGCGAATCTCCTGGTCCGACAATGGCGGGGTATCGTGGGGCAACCCGTTGCATCGCGAACTCGGGCCGCAGGGGCGCGCCCAGCAGAGGGTGACGGTGACCCGCACCGGCATGGCAGGCCCAATGGGGCGGCGCTGGCGGCTCGATGTCACCGACCCGGTGCATGTCGGGCTGATGGCCGGCGACCAGGCCACCGGACTGAGGTCCAACTGATGGTCACGACATCACCCCAACTGCCGCCGCTGCCATCGGTCACGGTGCCGATGACGGACCCCAAGACCGGGCTCATCAGCACCGAATGGTATGGTTGGTTCAAGCTCGTCGACACCATCGTGCGGACACTGCGCACCGAGGTCTAGGGGTGCGTTGTGACAAGGGGGGCTGACGGCATTCTGGCGCGGCCTCAGATAGGGGAGTGCGTGTCATCTCATCATTATTCGATTTCTTTTCGGATAAACCCGCCAAAGAGGCCGCTGCCGCGCGCGTTGCCGCGCAGAATGCGGGCTATAGCCAACTGTCCGACCTGTACGGGAAGGCCACCGATGCGCTGACCTCCAATACCGGGCAGGCGACCAGCCTCTACCAACCGCTGCTGCAGGGCACGCAGGCTGGAGCAAATGCCTATGGCGATGCCAGTGGTGCCAATGGGCAGGAGGGGTTGCAGCGCGCTTATGCGCAGTTCATGTCCTCGCCCGGTTATCAGGCGGGCTTGAATGCACAGGTAGACCAGAACGACCGCCGCATGGCCTCGCGCGGCATGCTCAACTCTGGCAACACTCTGGAAGACACGACCAAGATTGGCATCGACTATGCCAACCAGAAATTCGACGCCTATCGGGCCGGCTTGCAACCCTATCTCGGTGCGCAGCAGAGTGCGGTCAGCGGAGCGGGTGGACTGTACGCAGGCCTCGGCCAAGGACTTGCCGGCCTCTACGGCCAGCAGGGTCAGGCGGCGCAGGGAGCCCAGACCGCCATTGGCAATGCCAATGCGGACTCGGCGTTGGCCGCCTACAACGCCTCCAAGAACATCTGGACGACGGGTGCGGGCATCTTGCAGGCGGGGGCTCAGATCGCCGCCGGCAAACCGCCGGCATCGGCCTAGCCCATGACCATCACCCCCTCCGACAGCCTCGACGCTCTCATCGCCCGCGGACCGCCGGACGCCACCGACTTCGCCAAGCAGATCGCCGGCCTGCCGGGGGCCTACTACGCCGGCCTCGACGAGGCCTACAAGCGGCGCACCCAGGATGCGTTCCAGAACCTCGACCCCAGCAAGCCAATAGATCTCAACGCGCTGTACAAAACCGCGCTGATAAACCAAGGGACTTCTGCCGCCATTCCGATTGCCTCTGGCCTACAGGAGCAGGCCAAACAGGAGGCTCTAGGAGAGGTTGCACGACGGGCTTTCCCCGACACCAATGCATTGCCGCCGGCGACCGGATCGCCGTCAATTCAGCCTCCGGCTCCGGCGCCGCCTGTCACCCCCCAGCAGCCGGGAACCATTGCCGGCCAGCCGGTCACTCCATCCATTAGTTCGCTGTATCCGTCAGGGTACGGTGATCAGGAAAAACGGCGACTTGGATTGGCGATTGCGCAAGAGTTGAACATTCCCAGTGCTGATCTTGAAAACCAACCGCTCACGCCGCAGCAAATTGCTCAGGCACAACCGATCATCGACCGTTTTCAGGCTGCGCGCGCCGCGCGACCGGCGCCGACACCACCAGCCGTTCCGCCCACGCTGTCGTCGGTACAAGACCCGGCAGTCGCCTCCCAAAGAGCGGCCCTGGAACAGCGACGAAATGCCTTGCAGCAAGTCGGCGCCAGGGCTGAGGCTTTACAGAAAGGTGCCGGCAAGCCCTATCTGGATGCCGCTGCCGAGATCGACAAACAATTGCAGCCGACAACGGGGCAAAAGGAATCCATTGCCGACAAGTTGCCTGGGGAAACCGAAGTGCAATATGCCGCGCGCAAGGAGGACGCAAAGACACGCGCTGTTGAGGGCGCAAAATTCTACACCAAGAAATACGAGACGATCCAAGCGGCAGGCGAGAAGGCCAACACTGCCCGCGGCTCTCTCGACGCCGCCGAGCAAATAATGGCCCAGCCTGGCTTCTATTCCGGTGTTTTGGGTGAAAAGGTACTGCTCCTCAAACAAGCTGCGGCGGCGCTCGGCATTGATCCAGACGCAGCGGCTTCTCCAGAAGCATTCCGCAGTTTGGCCAACAGGACCGTGTTTGAAACACTTGGCGGTCTCGGCAATCAGATTTCCGATGGCGACCGCAAGTTCATCACCGGGGCGTTTCCCAATCTCGGCAATACCCCTCAAGGCAACAAAGTCCTCGTCGAGATCCTGCGCCGTACCAATGACCGCGCGCTGAAAATCGCCGATATGGCGCAAAACTACAATAACGGACGGCTTGATGCCGGCTTTGACCGTCAGGTGACGCAATACGCCAAGGCGCATCCACTGTTCTCAAATGATGAGCAGGGGCGCATCAAGTCGCTGGCAGTCACCGTTAGACCGCAGGATGCTCAGACCGTAAAAACGCAGCCCGTATTCAAGTCCCCCGCTGACGTGGACGCCGCCGTGGCCAACAAGCAGATCCGCAGCGGAGATACCTTTATTGATGCCAATGGAAAGCTTCGGAAGGTTCCGTGAGCGATTGGAGCGCCTATCCCGAGGTAACGCCGCCGCCAAGTGACCCGGCGCGGATCACCGTGCGCCCGCAGGAAGCAACCCCTCCCGACAGTTGGGATGCCTATCCAGAGGTCGGTGCCGGCGCAACCGCTCTGGGACTAGCCAAGGCTGGCGGTGTCGGTCTGGCAAAGGGCGCGATCGGCCTGGCGGGCATGTTCGGCGACACCCGCGAACTTCTCGCCAAGGGCGGCAGCAAGACGGCCAGCCTCTTTGGCCAGGACATTCCACAAGAGCGGGTTGCCGCCGGCCTCAAGTCGCTTCCGTTTATGTCCGGCCCTACGTCCCCCGAAATACAGTCCGCCGTCGAGGGCTATACCGGAGAGTTCCGCAAACCGCAGACGACCGGCCAAAAATATGCAGAGACGATCGCATCGTTCGCGCCGGCCTCACTTGCCGGTCCTGGCGGCATTGTCCGTCGCCTGATCGCAGGCGCGGTCATCCCAGGAGCCGCATCTGAAACCGCAGGGCAGTTGCCGGGCGTCGAGGGAACGGCAATTGAACCTTATGCCAGGGCCGCTGCTGCTATCACGGCCGGCGCTGGGGCCATCCTGGCGAGCCCTGGGCGTACGACAACGGCAGCTATCCAATCCCAACTGCCCGATTACGTTACGCCACGACATGTGCAGGTCGCAGAGGCGCTAATGCAGCGTTCGCAGGCGCGCGGCGTCGACCTGACGTGGCCGGAGGCTCTGAGCCAGGTTACCAACCGCCCGGTTCTCACCGACATGCAGCGCATTCTCGAAAGCGCACCACAGTCGCGCACGCGCATGCAGAACTTCTTTGCCGATCGGCCGCAACAGATCGAGGGAGCGACGCGGGCTGAAATCGGCAACATTGCCCCGCCGCATCCCAATCCCACCAGCATTGGCCGTGAGGTCGGAACCGCCGCCGAGGGCGCGGTCAATGATGTGCGTGAAGGGATCAATACTTCGGCCCGACCATATTACGCGGCGGCGGCCCCGTTACGCTTGACGCCAGCGGAGATGGCTACGGTGAGGGCCATTCCCGGTTATGCCGAGGCGGCCCAGACGGTTCGCAACGATGTGCAGCTTAATCGCCACGTTGCGCATTTACCCGACGACTCGATTGGCTTCCTCAACGAGGTCAAGAAACAACTGGATCAGGCAGCTGCCAATGCTCGTTCCCCCCTTACCCAAAACCCGAACATGCAAAGAGCCGCGGGGCTTGGGACGGATGCCACTGCCGTTCGGAACGCCGCAATAAATGCTGCGAGCGATCCGACTGGCCAATACCAAGCGGCGCTGAACATCGAGAGCAACCTACGCGACCGCATCCTGCAGCCGCTCCTGGACCCTGGAGCCCCGCTTGGGCGGCTCGCTAGTCGCGATATAAAAACACGCGATGCGGTTGATGCGCTGTTCCCCAAGAACCCGACCGCCAATGCCAACCAGATCTCCGACGCCGTTGCGGCTGTTGCCGCCCGCAATCCGAATGCGGCGAGCCAATTGGTGCGTGCCCATATCGAATATACCCTGAACGACGCGGCCACCCGGCTGCAGGCTGGTGGCAACCAAAACCTCGGAGCCAAACTGGCGGTGCGCCTGACGGGCAATCCTGCCCAGCGCGCCAATCTACAGGCCGCCGTGGAGGCGCTGCCCAACGGGCAAGCCCGCTGGCGAGGTCTGGATCACTTGCTTGAAATTGCCGAGGCCACGGGAAGACGGCAGGGCAAAGGTTCGCTCACGTCCTTCAATACCGAGGAAATGAAATTATTGTCCGGCGGAACTGGCATTGCGGAAGCGACCAAGACAATCGGTAGCCCCGGCAAATGGTGGAGCATTGTCAACGACAAATGGACGAAATGGCAGTTGGGCCAGAACCTGGACGGCCTAGCGCGGATTATTTCCGATCCGAGGTCGGGGCCACTGCTCGAGCGCCTCGCCGGCTTGCCCCGTAATTCCAGCCAAGCCGGGGCCATCGCCGCTCGCCTCATCCTGCAAGGCGATGCAGCGACGGCGAAAAGCCGCCAGCCGCTTAGCGTCACCGTGCGCCCGCAGGACGCCCAGCCAGCGGGGCAGTGAGACCGTCAGTAAATAGGCCAGCCCCACCCCTGCCGCGCTCGGTATCAGCGGGTTAGGCGTGGCCTGCCAATGAATGTTGGCCGCGATCACCGCATAGATGATCAGAAGCTGCACGACGTAGATCATAGGCCCCTACCAGTCTGCCAAGGTGCGTTGTGACCTGACCGCCGTCCGCCACTCTGCCGCCCATGGCAGGCAGTATCAACCTCTCGCTGTCGCAGCAGTTCGACAAGCTCAACGGCAACCTCTTGTCGGGCGGCCGGCTGTATTTCTACGCCGCCGGCACTGACGCGCCGCAGAACGCCTTCAAGGACACCAACCTCACCCTCGTCCATCCCAACCCCATCATTCTGGCCTCTGACGGCCGGGTGCCGCAGCTGTATTTCGCCGACGGCTCGATCCACGTCCGGCTGACCGACAACGGCGGCGTCGTGCAGTTCGACGAGGACTTTGTTCTTGTGGTCGGGCCGTCCAGCGGGGGTGGCGGGGGAGGCGGCGGCGGGGTCGATGCCACCGCCATCTTCCAGACCGGCATGTGGGACTGGCAACCCGTCGACGAGGCGCGTTCCGGTTGGGTGCGCGCTAACGGCCGCACCATCGGCGCCGCGCTCAGCAGCGCAACCGAACGGCCCCACGCCGACACTCAACCGCTGTTCGAATATCTATACGGGAAATACGACAACGGCCACTGTCCGGTATCAGGTGGCCGTACCGGCAACGCGACAACCGACTTCAACAACAACAAGACCATCACACTGCTAGACGCCCGCGAGATCATAATCGGCGGCTTGTCCACCATGGGCAACAGCGACCGCGGCGGATTTAGCGCAGTTCCGGTCGAGCGTGATAGTCGGTTCATACCGTCCGGCATCCTTGGTGAGATAACCCACACGCTCTCGGTCGCCGAACTCGCCGCGCATAACCATACC